GATCATTGGGTGCTAAAATATACGCTGGAACACTGATATTTAACACGTATTTGATGATGCGCTCATTATCAGCAAAATCATCATAATTGCTATCTGGAGCTAAATTATCATCTACAAATGCAACAAAATAATATCCTTTCGGCGATGAGATCTTAAAATGATTACCCTGTGCAGTATAGGCAAACATTAATTGTTGAAGCATCGTATTGATATTCGTTGTATGTTGGGTCCAAAATACGATCTCATATTTTGCAGTATAAAAATGTGGAAATGGCATCGTTATAAATTCAAAGATATTATTCATATCATCATGTGTATCACCAAGAAGATCGCCCTGTATCGATCGGTGTGTGCCGACCACAGGTCGGCGAGTAGCAACCTTGCCCGGTTGAACATCCTGAATGTCGGTTAATAAATGCGATACGTGTGCCGCTGATGATTGATTCTTCAAGGATCGCTTGTTTATGATTGCCTGATATGTTGAATCGCGTCGCCTTAGCCTGCGTTTAATCGTCAGTTCGCCTGGATCCTGTCCCATGCCCATCTGATAATCCATCGATTGATCTATGCTCGTTCGTCTGATGGATATGAGCGGAAGAATAAACGTTCCGTTCTTGTCACGAATGGGCTTGCGTCTTTTTGTTAGCACGAATCGTTCACCCGTTGCAAAGATGACAGGAACCTTTTTCATCTGGTTATTTATTTGGACCTCAAAGAGGATCTGGCCGTTAAATAGCTCATACAATGCACGATCAACATCCTCAAGACCGCATGGCGGTATTATGAAATCTGTGGGTATATTCTTGCCTTCAAACCCCTCTTCGGTTCGAAAGTTTCGTCGATCATGTATTGAATCATTATGCGGCATGCTAATACCTATTTAGACCTTAATACTTCATTCCGTACGACTTCTGCCAGACCTCAACTGGAACAAGCTCACCCATGTTGCTTCGTGTGTCAAGAACGTGTGTTGGACCGTATCTATCGATGAGCACACCGACGGCCTGATATACCAGCTTGATAAGTTCTTTGGCCGCATCTGGGTCGCCCTCGTCCCTACGAGATAATAAATCATTTATCTCATAACCGTATTTACCAACGAGTTTACCCAAATTCTTATACGCCGTATCGAACTGCCCTATGATGTCCTTGTCGTCCAACGTAATGTGCACATCGGGACCCATCCAATCTAAACTAAGCAATTTCATCGTATCTATCGTCTGTGGATACCTTGCAACCGCTTCATGAATCAGCCTATGTAATTGATCAACAGTCATCAATACAGATCCATTTGTATCGTCCGATCTATTCATCATAGAACGCATCTCCTGAACCCGTATTACCCTGCTGTGAGACCTCACGGGTACCTTCGATCGGCTTCTCAAGCGTCGCGTTTGCCTGAAGCTGTCGTTTATCGCCCGTTATGCCCTCTTGATTATATTTTTGGCCACGTTGCTGGACGAACTTCGTCTGCACAGCGTCATCATCGGCATCAAACTCACTTGTCGGCCCGAAGAGCTTGGCCTTGAATTGGCTCTCACGTGCCTGAACGCCCGTAAGCTTCCAGCCGGTGATACGTTCAATGTGTCCATAGACGATCTTATCGGTGATCATGCTTGTGACCTCAAAAAAGCGCGAACCAAAGCTAAAAAAATCACCCTCTGACAGGTTGATCGTTCTATCAAGCATGTCGCGGGCCTGAATGTACACCTCTATCTTCGAAAATTCCTCACTGCCGAATTGATTTGTACGAACCTCGGGCGGTTGCCAATCAACAAAGCATTCAATCTTAATCGGATCATCGAATACCTTCTTAACCGCCTCCTCATAGATCTCATGAACCTGCGATCGTGCAATGTTTACAGAGTAATAATAGATGTATTGACCGATTACATCCTTAGATAGCTCCTTAGTAATATCACTAAGAAAATTGATCTCCCGCTCTGTTATGAATAATCTAGACATGATCTATTGTTTATATTCCTGCTCCAAAAATCATATGTGCTAATGCATTAATAAATAATGGAACCAAGCAACCGATAGCAACACCGACACTTGATTGTGTGACTGTCCCCTCCTTTGATGATCCGGTTAATTTAGTAACTCCAGCGGCAATGGCTGCACCGAACACAACACCCAAGACGTCACTGAATGCATTGCCAACAGCTCCAATGTCACCCGTGGTCATTGTCGGAAATATCTTAGCGAGACCTTCTTCAAATGCACCGACACCGATGTATAATCCAAAATTGTCCACGAAACCAAAGCCCAACATAAATGCAGCGCCAGCAGCAAATCCTTTGATTGAGAATCTCATCGTTGCCTCAAGCGATTGCTCAATATTATCAACGTATTCCTCAGTGCGCGACTTGATTATATTCTTAACATCAGTTAATACAGGATCATTCAAAACGCTTTGTCTGATTGCATTTGCTATTTGCTTCTTATTTTGATCAAGCCATGTCTTAATCTGTTTTGATGAGGCATCATCAGGAATATCAGCTGTCTTAATCATGTCAGCAACCGTTTGTTTAACACGTTCTTTGATATTATTTTGAAAATTTTCTCCTAGATCATCTTCGGTTGCTGCTGCAAATGATTCAACATAACCATTCATTGTCTTTTTTAGTTTTGCCCCCGACGTTCCGGGCATCTTGCTTAAAAGCGAGTTCCATATCTTTGCGAGATATTCTAGCATCTTTCCCAGTGCATTTCCAGCGAATGATCGAGCACGTTTTTGAAGACCATTAACAGCTGTACTAGCTCGTTTTAATACGCTGCCGATCCGAGCCGCCAGTCGTTTAAAAATTTTTTTACGTTTTTTATCATCAGCTTCATGAAGCAATTGAACATCAATCTGTTTAATCTCCAAATATATTGCTTCCATTTCATCAAATATCTCATTTAACATAGCATATTGATGCGTAGAAACATTTTCGTCAATTATTGTACGTAATTGTCCTACTGTCATTAACATATAATTTTCTCCATCATGCCATAAAAATATTGTATCCCGCAGGCATGGGCACGAGCTTTAATTGCTCCTGTATCGCAGCAGCCTTATCTGCCTCCTGCCTCGATAGGTTTGCATATGTTAGAGCTTCAAGTATCTCATTCAACTCAGTCTCTAACCGTTCACGATCTGCCTGGCCTTCGGTTAATAAGCTTTCACCGTCTAATGTTAGATCACCGCCCGGAATAGGAATCGTGCTCATCTTCGCACGAATGCGCCCGAGCAGGACCTTGCAAAGTGCAAGCGTATATTCACGTATCCACTGTCGACCTATTGAATTAATATTTGCATATGTTAGATTACCATACGGAACATTTGAAATGTTCGAGACACCATATATCGTGTCATCTGCAAAGGACGATGTTAGCGGGTTGTGCGGCAGCATGACACGAATGAACAGGTTTCTTGTCGTTACGGGCGACGTAGGAACAGGGTGGATACGGATCTTTGTTCCGATTATTTCATAGCTATAGTTTGACCGCCTGACGCGCTGTGATATATCAAGCTGTCCTGCACGCATGATATCTTCAAACACGGGCAGAACATAGAAGATTGTTTCTGGCGTAAATGATTCAAATGAGAATTCATTGTTTAGATATGAGATACCAGATGTGGAACCGTAATAACGAAATGCTGCATGCGGTGAAACATGAATAACATCCTTAATTCGTAGCTTGCCTCGGCTGCCCGTAGGTTGAAGGTCGAATATCGGTGTCCCGTTGGCATTTTTAAGATCTGTATAAATGTCATAATCCTGTTGGAGCGGAACCAACGATATTGAACCCGATATTATGTTCTGCGACCCTCCAATACCGGCTTCCATAGCATATGGTTCTGCTTGGCGATTCAAGAATGCTAGATTCTGTCGTAAATAATGCTGCTGCGTCGTATCTAGGCTACCCGTAGGGGTGCCCAAAAGCGTGGCAATGTTACTCTTCGCCTCGTATTGATTCACGTAATAACCAAACATCAGACCGGCGCGCTCTAGCTGGCACCAGATTGCCTTCTTGGTAAGCTCAACGCTCAGCACATCGTCACCCAATGAGCGTTTCACAGACGTTATGACATTATCCGCCTCTGATTGAAACGTTGTGTCACTATCAAATATTGTAAATGGCGTGGGACTTGTGGTGTTTGCAAATGTAGCCATGTAACGCTCCTACTCGATATAAATAGGACGTCTAATTAATTAACACTTGCGAATTAGAAGACCGTCTTCTCGGGTGATTCAAGGACCGATCGTTTAACAGCGGTAAGACATCGTTTGATCCAGTCATCCTTTGCACCGATGCTGGTTTCAAGATCGTCGCCTAATCGTCGGATTGCTTCTCTGCAGGATTTATAATACACATCGATCGACGCAGTCACATCTTCAGATTCAGCCCAATTAAGATAGTCATCATCTGATTCAATGATAACATGCCTAAGTTCTTCTTGGATCATCGTCCGAAGATGTGTAGTCGTTATTTTCATCTAATTGAATTAATCATCGGAATCAGCGCCGTATGTGTGTGAACCCGAGGAAACACAAACGACCTGCCATGCGACGCCGTTGGATTCAAGGATCAAGCTACCGGCTCCTGTGGCTGCAAACTTAAAAAGACCGACGCTTGGGGTAGACGGAGCACCTTGACCCATACCCTGTAGTAGGTAAATTCCATTAGCACTACCGGCGGAGGCGGTAACATTATGTGCATGGCTTGATTGCGTAGAAATATGATATCGTACACCAGCTTTGGTCGAAGGATCGGGCAATGAGGCTGTAAGTGCACCTACGGACGACGACAATGAATAATGTCCGCCCTTTCCCATTGCATAGGTATTTGATTCATCATTACGAGCCGTTACTGTTACTTCGTATGGCATGACCTCTATATCCTGACCAAAACCAGTAGCTGAGGCTGTTCCAGGTACGATAACGACGTCACCGTTTTTGAATTTTAACTTAGGCATTATAAATCTCCCTTATAAACCACCTATTATAGGTATGGTAATTTGGCGATTTATTCAAGCACAATGCTTCATATTATATGATTTATACGTTATCGTGATGAATTGATAATGTACGAAGCATTAAATTATGCTCTGCTCATCCCACGTGCATGAACCANGGAATAAATAAATCAACATTTATTATGCCTTGTCACTGATGGTATTATGAAGGTAAATGCAACATTTTGACGAGGTGGCTTTAAAAGACATCTACAAGCAACATTCTTTTTATGCCATCGTTTTTGCTTGCATTGCCAATGAAATACTATATAATATAATCGTGTAATGATAGTCCATATTCCTTCTATAAGGGATCATGATTTATATGCTACCTGCCAAGCAAAATTCATTAAAATATACCTTGTACGGCGGCATCGTTTAAACGCAGCCCAATAAGCATAACGCTTCGCTGTTGCTATATGNTGAACCATGTATATAATCATTATATTCGTCTACAGTCCGGTGCTAATCATGTTTAATTATTAAGTAAAATCATGCACATTGTATTAACACGATGGGCGCGACTTACGCTTCGCCATGGGTTAAAGTCTGAACTAACGCGTTTATACGCAAATAAATAGATTATCATAGATTCCTAACATAGACGCGGTTACCTGCTCCATGAACGGGCCGAACGTCCTGCGAGATCGCATATTCACGTTCGGACAGACCCTTTTGTGCACGATAGATGCGCCTATTAAAACGCTCTATTCCATCTGTGTACCAATAATTTATCTCTTTATCATCAACGTGCTTGAACCCACATCTTGTATATACATTCCCAACGCCGAATCGAAGCTCAGCATAGCTGAAGATTGTGTCGAACCCGTTCTCCCTGGCCCAGGCCGTGATGTATTTTAGCAATTTACCAGCACCGCCTCGGATGATCGTATTTCGTTCAGATGCAAATCGCGCAATCTCAAGCTGTCCTTTGTACGTGCCCCTATTTGGAACACGCACCGACATGACGGACAACAACCTATCATCATGATACAGACCAAAATATGCCTTTGATAGCACAGCACCATCGATATGCGTTGCACTTAGAAACAATCTGCCGTCCGTAGGAGCAATCTGTTTAACGATACATTTTCGTGCGTCTATCTTTATTAATGCACGCTTTAATCGTATTCTAATCATTGATTCACAGATTGCACGCTTATTATTCCATTCATCGCTAAATATCTGGATTAGATGTATTCCCTTTTGTTCGCACAACAAAAATTTTCGACGATGAAGCTTTGCATCATAACTATCGTCATGACCGCCCGAATGCCAATATAATCCACGATATTCAATCGCAACATGTTCATCTGGCATGAATAAATCAAGCTCTAATGGGGCAATCTGTTGTCGATCATGAAGCACGTACCTGCAACCCAATGATTCGACGAAGCCCGCAATTTCAAGCTCCTGAGCGCTTCCAAAAGGATTGCATACCGGACAGCCAGATGACCGCCCAAGATTGAACAGTGACATTTCAAATACATTCGAACAGGTATTACAATATATCTTTAACAGATCATTCTGTGATGTATATGCACTAGCTTGAGTGATGACACTGAGGTTTTTGTGACGCATTGTTATACGCCCTTGGACCTCATCCCATGATAGGCGTTTTTTGACGGCGATCTGTTCTTTTATCTCGTCAGAATGTGTTTTGCCAAAAAACGAATTTTTTTCACCAGAGTTTGCTAATGCTTGTTGTTTTATACGATCGTCTGTTTCCTTCGTGAGACCTTTATTCCATGCTCGAGCTTTACCGCCTTTTGCACCACCGCGTTTATATCCATCACGTGCATGATTCGCACAAAATGGCTTAAATGATAAACGTGTATATCGTGTTGTTTCATCACAATCATGGTGGCCGCACAATGGACGAATACCGTTATAAATAACTTGGACGGTATATTCTATTGCCGATAACTTGTGCATTTGTTGAGCATGTGTCGTTAACGCCTTCATGTTATTGAATAAGTTATTACAGACGCCGCATTCAAACCTGCCTATTTTATGCGCATATTTGCGTTTTTTAGTCGGGTCTAATGATCTCGTGCAAATGCCGGTTCGATTATGACCCGTCACAAAATCACGATATCGATATTTCACCTTATGCCACGAAACTTCATTATTACATCCGCACTTGCATGGTGGGTTATTTTATTATCATAGCAATTATTTTTGGATATATTCTGATGTTTTTATTGCATGCTTACGAAGATGCCAGCCCAATACACTTCTATTTCTGCAAGTCAATCCGCAAAATAAAACATTCGTGTGAACCGCATAATAATTATTTTTTCAAATTCATCAATTCCAACCATATGCCGTTATATATTATCGATAAATAATGTTTACCCCATTTGACAATAATTATATGATTTTTATGGATTATTTATATAGGCTAAAAACGGAAAAAGCCGACTCCCGAAGGGGCCGGCTTCAACCTAAGTTATTNGAATGATTAGATTACATTCAACTCTATATGACGTTGAGATCCATGACAGTCACCGTTCCGTAAAAGTCACTTCGGACCATTTTCTTTCCGTATCTCGTCATGACTCCCTTTCTGGGCGTGAAGTCCTCGGGAGCAAAGATCGTCGGTGTCACGATAAGTGGCACATACGGTGCGTAGACATAACCTGTCTCTAGGTAGCTACCGCCCTTGTATCCGACAAGAACCTTGTTCCGTGGGAAGTAAGGGTCCTTGTAGACCGTAAAGCGGTTTGATAACGTACCGACTGCTTCACAACCGACCTGCAGTGGGCTGGAGACCTGACCGTTACCATCAACGTTGTAGCTCGGACGATATGCAACGGATGCCTCAAGGATCGTTGCAACGTCAGGGCTTACGACGATGAAGTTCGCCGAACCACGTAGGGTCTTGCGGTGGATCGTGTTTGCACAGTCGATGATCGTTTCAATGAACGTCTCATACCACTCACGAACCGTACCCGTGAAGTTAGGTCCTGGAGCAAGCGAGCTTGCTAGGTTAACCAATGCGCCTGTCGTCTTGTTGACGAACTTACCAGGAGCACGCGACCAGTAAAGATTCGCGCCNTTTGCCTGGAGAAGAAGATCACCAAGAATCTCNCGGTCAATTTCAAGGGCAATCTGCTCCGAAAGGATCTGCGTAAGCTCAACCTCAGCATCCAAGCTATGGTAGGCATTTAGATCCTGTGCAAGCTCTGGCGACCAACGGGCACGTAGCTTTCGTGTCGTTGCCGTTACAGCAAGCGACTCAACCTTGATATCAATCTCAGGGATGATCGGTGATGGCGAGGTCGCAAAGTTCGACTCGAAGCTAGGAATCGTCAATGTGGAACCTACACCCGCATCAACACTTAGGCTTGCAGGAACAGCGTAGGATGCCGTTAGACCGACGGCCGCAGTTGTATCACCAGCGCGCGTTGGTAGATAGGTACCAGAGACAACCGTCAAGATTGCCGCATTGCTATCATTCTGGTTCACAAGCGGGTTAACAGTGAACACGCCGCCCGAATATGTTCCGAGCTTGTTGTGCCGACGAATGTTAAGCACGTTCTGACCACCCTGCATGGTGGCTGGAATACGCTCAAGCCCAGCCTGCGTCGCACCGTTTGTGAAGACTGTGAAATCAGAGACTGCATTTTCGTCGAAGTTGTTATTAAGCGTGTTAGCATTGAAGACGAGGAACTGAAAAAGACCGGTACCATTAAGGCTGCCGTCAGTAACATCGTTCTCAATAAGCGTAGCAAGCTGTGGATCGAAATCCGTTAGACGGCCATCGGTACCCGTAGCGAACATCGCAGCACCCGCTGTAAGTGTTGCCCCACCGGCCCATGAACCTGATGCAAGCATGCAAAGATCACTACCGGACGTGGTCTGGTGAACCTTTGTATAGGACGCACCTACAAGATCATACATGCCGCCGGTTGCAAGCGAACCGGATTGGACACCCTTACCGACAGGATTGCTATAGATCGACTGACCGGAACGATAGGTGGCTGCCGAAGCAGTACCAAGCGCACCCGTCTGAAGATTCGAATCTCCACCGATGTTGGTACCGTAGGTATAATCTAGATAGAATAGGAGGCCGGAAGGCAGGCTCATCGGTTGCATTGAGACAAGCTCATTTGCAATTAACCCTGCAAACACGCGACGAACCATTGGGAACGCGATGTTCGTAAAGCCGGAAACCTGACCGGAACTGGCTAAACCACCTGCGCCCGTCGATAATGCGTTTGACTCACGAAGGACCTGTGCAGCCTGGTTCTCTAAAAGCTGTGCCATGTTCTCACGGTTATAACCGCTTAGACCACGCAGCAAACCAGTACCCGCCCATTTCCGCACGAGCTTAGCACCTCGTTGACCCATATGGCGGTCACGGATGCCTTCGGTTAGTTGTTCTAGACTAAATTGTTTCATTGTTAATTAATTCCTCCGACAATTATTCGTTAATACCAGCTAGCTTCTGCCAGCGTTTTAAAGCAGGTGCCTGCTGTCCCGTTCGAGAAGCACCACCTGATTGGGTAACGCGTGAGCTACTTCCACCCCGTTGGCGCGACTCATTCATGGTCTTGCCTGGCTGCTTTACAGTCTCGCTAAGAGTCTTATAAAGAAGCTTAACCTCTCGTACGTTCTTCGCCTCGTTGAGGGACCTAATCATTCGGGCCTTGGTCTTACGAGCAAGGTCTTCATTCATAAGCACGCGATTTGCATAAAGAAGCTTAAGGTTTAGTAGGTTCTGCTCAAGCAGCTGTCCACGTAACTGAGCAATCGCTTTTGTTTGCGTTGCTAATTTTTGTCGAATAACACGATTCTTGCGGTTTTCTCTGACATTCTCGTGAACCTTTGTGCCTCCACCCGCCTTTGGGTCGAAGCCATTTCCACCGACGCCATCGCCGGTGACATCCAATCCTAATTCTAGGAAGGCATGATCTGCGTCTCCACCACCAAAAGCGCCCAAGACAGCGTCATCAACGCCGCCGGCCGTGTCGGGTGGGGGTGCATCGTTTCGAGCCTCGGCCATTCGGGCGAGCTCACGGCGCAACATGTTCTCATCAATCTCTACGACGGTGTCGTCATCCATTTCAGTGGGTGAATCCTCGACGACAAATGTTTCCTCAACGTCTGCCTCTTCTTCATCTTCAGCGTCGAAGTCACCAAAGTCTGGCATATCATCGCCGCCCTTAGCGCCTTCTTCGTCGCCACCTTCAGCTTCTTCGTCACCGCCAACGACATCAACAGTTAAGCCCTCAAGGTCCTCTTCTGTAACCTCGTCAGGTAAACCGCTCAAACTCAGCGTTAGAGTTAAATCCTCTTCACTCAGTAATTTATTCTTTTTTGCCATCAGTCTGCACTCCTTCAAAAGCTTGTTTAAGTCCTGACGTATTCGATCAACATGCAAATTGCAATTTTCTATGACCATCAATCGCTTCACATTGGTTTGAACCTTGATGAAATCTAGAAAATGCACCTTCAATCTCTTTATACTTATTTGCATTCGCACCATTTTTCACCTCTAAAATCGCATTTTTTACACGTTTACCAACAGAAATGATCTGTTGACGCACAGTTTCGACCTTCTCATTGGGTGATTCATACAAGCGTGCATTAGCTAATTCAAGCTCCAGCTGGAGCGTTTCAGCAAGCTGACCGTCGATAGCATCACATGCACATAATCTTTTATAGGCCTCATAAAGATCATTACGAGCGGTAGCAGCGTGTGCATCGTATACATCATAGTCAAGCTTGTTCTGCTGTGCTAATCGTTTACCAATGCGTATGAGTGTTTTAACGTTTGTCGTAGCATAACGTACCTCAGCAATGAGCCTATCTGTCGAAGATAAAGACTCTGAAAGTGCGGCATCAATATTTTTAACAAAATCATCCGACTCTAACATCATGTTAATGAGCGGCTCTAATGATTCGGTCGTAACTTCAAACACGGGTTCGTCAGTATCATCTTCAACGTCATCTTCAGCACCATTTTCAACATCACCATCGACGTCATCGTCAACATCAACATCAAACGCTGTGTTTAAAGGTATTGCGGGTTCTTCAAGCGTGGGTTCGACCGATTGAGCACCCGTTAATTTACCAAGATCAAGAACAACCTTGCCCGTAGCACCAACACCCTGAACTTCTACGCCCGGGGTGGCACCGACATCATCTAACAACATATCATCTGGATTATCTACAGGAGGAACATCATCAGCAGAAACAATATCTAACTTTTGCTCAATCATGCGACGAACATTCGGTGCGATCGATTCGATAAGGGCGTTCGTAACATTCTGCTCGGCAACTTCCTTTAGCTTTTTAACATCGGCTAATGCGTCTTCATAGATGTTTGGCATTTGTTAATTCTCCGTTGAACGCTTTCTACGCATATCGCTTCGATGTTTTTGTTCGCGACGAACTGCAGAAGGCTTCTTATAATACCTTGTCTTTTCTAAATATTCACGAACAATCCGTTCTTTCTTACACTCACGCATAAAACGACGAATAAGACGCTCTACAGGCTCATCTTTATGCCGTTTTACAGTAACATTTACTGGTTTTTGTGACATTTATACCTCGTTATTCAAACGCTCCATAATCATCTTAAACACATAATTTGTATAGCTTGATAATCTATGGGCCGCTTCAAGAACAGCCGTTGTCTCATCATCGTTATATTGCTGAAGCTCTTCGGCAGAGCGCGAACCTACAATGGGGCCTGCAATCGGTACTGTTATACTGTCTGGACCCTCATCATATGGAAACATATTGGGTCCTCGAGTACCTACTGGATTAATCCGCCCCCACGTCTTTGAACCAAGTTCTAATGTTCCAAATGCAGGAACACTCTCTTTAAGCTCGCGTGCCATCAATTACCGCTATCACTATATGACTGCCCATCTAAAAGGTAGCCTATCGTTTGTGCAGCAATCTTTTCTGATGTGATACTAGGATCTTTAACACCACCCTGTGATCCGCCATTTTCTGCAACTGCATGCTTGACCACATCAGACATTTCTTCAAGGTCTTTTGCAGGCCCTTTACCAAAGACACCGTCCAAAGGATGTTCTGTAATACCGTCACCAGGAGAACGAATGTCTGGTGCAAAATGCCCAGTCTCTGAATCAATTATCGGCGCATCGCCATAATTCATGTCAAACCCCTCCGGGTCCGAGAAATCATCATTGCCTTTAACTTTGCTGTTGAGTCCTGATGCCTCTGAATCGTTTGCCCACTTATAAATAAGTGCCCTTGCATCGAATTCCATAGGATCGCCATCCTCGCTCGATCTAAATATTGCCTTTAACGCAACCGTACCTGAATGACCCTTTGCAAACGATGTTTTATGTTCAACCTTATTAGTAGCCATGTATATTCTCCTTAATTACTGCTTTCTGCATATGATTAAACTGATGGCCCAATAAATCATTACAAATAGCGCAATGCGCATTTATATCAAAATACGACATTTTATCTTCGAACATCGATGCAAACACAGAAATTCTCCAAATTACTTCAAACGCGCCTCAACAATCCGTTTATGAAGCCGTTTCTTTTGTGCACGGACCTTACTTAACTGGCGCGCTAATTTGGCCTCATGGATCTTAAGCGTTGCGAGCATATCAACATGCTTTTCAAGCGTATCAGCAAACCCACCAGCATCGACCTCCTTAGTCTTCTTAGAGACCTTTGATAGCGGTTGAAGNCCTGAAAATCCTGCATCCTCACTCTCTTTGAGAATTAACTGCTTTAATTGTGCAGCAGTAATTTTTGTAGCTTTATTAAACATCATGAACCTCCCAAACGGATATCTCTGTTATAAATATAACGCTTTGATCTTTCTAACTTTAATCGTCAGATACACCAGCTGCAGCTGCCCAATTATTTGCACCCGGTAGATTTAATGGATCAATCTTTGATGCTAATAAGCTGGCAGCATCCAATGGTGCACCCGAACCCATTGATTCATGCTGGTTCTGCTCTACCAACGTTGTCTGTGCAGTGTCTGTCAAAAGGGATGTTAACATATCCTGTGGAACACCTGATCCTGCGACCATCTTAGCGGCCTGTTTAACATTCGCTTGGGTCGCTACCTGTCCAACTGGTGCATCGAGCGCAGGATTGCAATTGAACGCTGAACGAGACGGCGGCAATGATTTGTTTCTGTTTGTACGTTTTCGACGGTGCGACATACCTTCGGCAAGTTGTGCATTCTGCTGCGTAATACCCTCTTCAAGGACCTCAACAATGCACTCCTTAATCAATCCTTTCAACTGTGCTTTATTCATTTGCATAATTTTTAAATGTATCCTAAATTAAATATTCGTCGCTTCGTATGTTTAATCAATTGTTTCGAAATATGAACTACTTCATTTACATCATTTCGTTGTTGTGCTAAAGCAATGCGACGAACGTCTACACTTTCATCTCGAGCCAATTGTGCAAGGACTTCAGGCGATGTTAATGCATTTGAAGCAACACTCCGACGAACACGTATGTCTTCATCTCGAGCAAGCCCAGCAAGAACTTCAGGTAGCGTTGATGCATTTAAGGCAACAGTCCGACGAACGTCTACACTTTCATCTCGAGCCAATTGTGCAAGAACCTCAGACGGTGTTGATTCGTCGCTTGCCTGAGTTTGTTTTTTTAATATTGCAACTTTCTTTGAAATCTGATACTTGTTGACATGCTCGAGAACATCAAGGATCTCAATA